AAATGTTTAACTATAATAAATTTATCACTTGATTGTTTAAAACATTGTGTATTAAAATATGATCTGACTCAAGCTGAGAAAAAATCTCTAGACTCTATTTTAAAAGATAATAAAAATATTATTAATTCTTACATATCAGTAGATGCACTTAAGAATAATTTTCCTGATATTACATTAATGATAGATTTAAGCACTAATTCACAATTAATAAATGCGTTCTATCCAAATATAAGAGATAGGTTATTTAAACTCTTATTAGAAACTAGAATGAAAAAAGGATATATTAATTATGATAGTGCCCAAAGTAAATTACAGATAAAAGATGCTCATATAGATAATTCATATTTATATGAAGGTATTGATATTTTTGATAGTGTTATTAATGGAAATATTTTAAATTGTGATTTATTTAGTACTGAAATTAAAAATTCAGATATTTTTAAATCAAATCTTTTTAACAAATCCAAAGCTACTCATTCATTTTTTGATCAAAGTTATTTAAATAACAATAGTACTTTAAATGATTGCAATATTACAGGTGACAATACTATACTTTCAGGTATAGTTGAAGGCGGCCGTATTATTTCTGGCAAAATTGTTTCCAGGATAGCTAAAATATCTGATACTACAAAAATAGTTTCTTTTGAAAAAATATTATAAAATATGTCAATGACAGCAGAACAGAAAGGATGTTATGATAAATTAGTTTCTCAAATACAGCAAGAGATTACTTCTTTTTGTCAAATACCCTTTACAATTCCTAAAGAGGAAGTGATACGTATTATCAATAATGCCAAAATGTGGTTTTACAAACACTATGAATATTCAGTTCAGGAAAAGTATTATGCATTACGTGCAGCTACTTTTCAAAGCGATATGTTTAAAAAGAGCGGAGAAGTTACGATGCCTGAATCAGTATGGGCTGTAAATTCAGTTTATCAAATTAATAAATGGGCCGGAGAAGATGGTGGATTTGGTAAAAAAAGTTTTACTGGTCTTGATCCGGACTTTGCTCTTGATAAATTTATTTATAATAATGTATATGGCTCAGGTATAGGTTCTGAGCAATTAATGTATTATGTAATTAATGCATATTTTATTGATTTGGCCAGAATGAATCTACAAGGAATGATTTCTTATAATTACAACTATCTAAATAGAAAATTTAGATTCATGGGAGAACTTCCAAAAAATGATGTAATTTTTTTAATATATGAAAAACTTAATGATTGTGACCTTTTTAGCGATGAGATCTTTATTAGATATGTTGCTGCTCAAGTTAAAAAACAATTAGGAAGAATTTTAGGTACTTTTAATTTTAATTTGCCTGGTAATATTCAGATAAATTATTCAGAAATAAAAGATCAAGGCACTGAAGAATTAACAGCAATAGAAGAAGAAATAAAAAATGATGAAGGAGTTGATTACTTTTTTACCGATTAATATTAATAAATAATAAAATATTAAAAATTAAATGTCAGACCTGTATTGTAAACCTATAGATTCTATTAGTTATTCTAATGAATTATTAGAAATTGAAGATTCTATAAGTCTTATGTTACAGCAAATTGAATGTTTGCTAATAACTCCTAAATCAAAGGTGCTAGGTGTTGATGATTTTGGAATTAATCTAGAAGATTATATTTTTGATTTGACTTTTAATACTACGGCTATTGAAAGTACGATCAGAAATCAAATTAATCTTTTCATTCCTTTGACTATACAATATCCAATAGATATATTAATTAATTTTTATGAAGGGACTGCTAGAGATTTAGCTGAAATAAATATAACAATAAGTGGAACTCCAGCATTAACTGTAGTTTTTTAAATAAAAGAATAAAATGGGGTTCTTAAATAAAAATGCAATAACAGCTTTAAGAATTTATACTCAAGCATATAATTATATGACAAAAGTATATGGACAAACACGTAATGTTTTCACGCCAGCTTCTCCTTACGGGCAATTATTAACTGTTTTATCTAACATAGGTGAACTTATTTTTTATTACATTGAAAGTTCAATTTCAGAATTAAATTTTGCGACCGCTAAAAACTTAGCTTCAATACATGGTTTATCTAGACTTACTGGTCACAATCCAACAAGAGCTATTTCTGCAATAGGCAAAATTGCTCTAGTCCCAAAAACTGATGCTGCACAAAGAGTGCAAGGCAACTATATAATGATTAAAGACAAATCTGAGATACAATGTGTAGATAATGGATTAATTTATTTAATTTTTCTTGACTCTAATGATACTAAAATTGATAAAACGAGTCAAGACACATTTTATTTTACAATAAAAGAAGGTACTATTGAAACGCAAGCATTTACAGGTTTAGGTACTTCTATGCAAAGTTTTTCAATTATAACTAATAATCCAACTGATCATTTTTATACACGAGTCAGAGTAAATGGAAATGAATATTCAATATATGATTCTCTTTATGATATAAGCCCTGAAGAAAGAGGATGTCTCGTAAAAACAGGAATTAATGGTGGTATTGATATTTATTTTGGAAATGGTAATTTTGGAAGAAAGCCGCCAATAGGTAGTCTAATTGAAGTAGAATATTTGATTTCAAGAGGACCTATTGGTAATTTACAAGGCAATAAAAATGTAACTTTTAATTTTATTACCGAGGCTTCTGATGAATATGGTAATATTGTTAACTTAAATGATATTTTTCAAGTTTTTGTAAGTATATCTCCAGATTTTGGTTCAGCTCCAGAAAATCCAGATTTTACAAGAGTTATTGCACCTCATGCAAGTAAGTCTTTTGTTTTAGCTAATCCTGATTCTTACATTTATTTTCTTAAAAAATATGGATTCTTTTCATTTGTTAATGCATTTAATACAAAGGACGATCAGTATATCGATGATGATAACATTATTTATTTAGTTTTAATCCCAGATATTAAATATAAATTAACAACTGACATTGATTATTTTACTCTCCCTACTGATGAATTTATTCTTACTGATAGTGAAAAAAAACGAGTATATGAGCTTTTAGATAACAGTGGACAAATGTTAATAACTGCTGAAAATAGAATTATTGATATAAAAATTAAAAAATATGCAATTAATATAGTTCTTAGATATTTTGATAATGCTGATAAATCTCAAATAAAAAGTATTATTAGGTCAAGATTAAATGAATATTTTTTAAATGTAAAAAGAAGAGATAGAGTACCAAGATCAGATCTTGTTTCACTAGTAGAACAAATATCTGGTGTAGATTCAGTTAATGTTTTTTTTATTTCTGAGCAAAATGAATCCGCTATTAAAAATGGTTATTATGAAATTGATGTAGTAGGATATGACCCAATTACTAAGCAGCAGACTTTATTAAGCACTAAACAAATTAATCTTTCACCTGGAGAAGATCCTGGTTTAGGATTAGATGATTTTGGAGATATTAAAATAGAAGATAATGAAATCGTAATTATTAGAGGTGATTGGTATGATAGAAATAATAATTATTATGAAATGTATCCTAATGATAATAAACTATCATCTTTAAATATTTTCTTTAAAGAAGAAATTAAAGCTGATCTTTATAATCAAATACAAAATCAAAATTTTGAAAAATTAAGAAATAAAACTTTAACAAATACAATAGCCTAATATGGAACTAGATATAATGAATGAATTTGATAAAATAACTGCTAATGAAGAAAATAATAATGGTGTAAGTTTATATGCAGTTCAAGATAATCTTAAAAATAATTTAAAATGGAAAGGGTATAATTACCGAGAAACTTTAATTAGTAATTCAGTATCTCCCTATTTATTAAGAAATTTAAAAATTTCTAACTTTTTAAAATATTTAAATGATATATGTTTCGAATATATCGAAACTGTTAAAAAAATTAGAGTATATTACAACTTTACAGTTGATAAAGATACTCGATATATTAACTAATGAAATACCAAGATCTTTTATTTTTTGATAAGCATGGAAATTCACTGAATTTCAATTATAATGATTCTACAGAGTCTTGGTATGGATCTGTTTTCATGCCACGTGTGTCTACTGAACTTTTTGAAGTAGTTCAAATTTTTATTGTTCAAAAATTATATAATTCTCAAGGTGTTTTACGTTATGGGTTTCCTCATGATTTAGAAGAACCTTCTTCAGTTAATGAGCCTGGTTGGTTAATGTCTTGGAATTATGATCAACCTTCTGAAATATTTTTATTTACGTATAGTACTGAAGAAGAAGTACCTTTTTTATCTCAAGTTGATCAATTAGATATACCATTAGATTGGGATCCTACTCAATATTATAACACAGAAGGCCATTTATATACAACAAAAATTACAGATGATGTTCTTCAGATAAATGTTGCATTATCATCAAAAAATGAAAATATCTATAAAAGAACTGCTTCTATAATAGATAAGCCTTCAAACAAATTAGTAGCTGAAATAGTTTTTTATGGTGAAGTAATAGGTGAAGATCCTCGTCTTAGTACAATAACTACTAATTTAGGATATACTATTAATAATAGTGATTATCAGATATTTAAGAATAGTGATATCAAAGAACCTTTATATAATCATATTTTTTTAAATGAAAAGAAAAAAGAAATTCTATTAGAAGGTAGTAATATTTATCCATATACTGGATCATATAGAGCTTTAATTAATGCCATTAAATATTTTGGATATGATGATATTTATATGAAAGAATATTGGAGAGATGTTGATATTAATTCTCCACTTTTTGGCAAATACGTACAAACTCTTCCAATTGAATTTTTAAAATCTACTGCTAGATTTAATGATTTAAATATTAAAGTTCCTAGTACTTCTCTTAGAAAAACAGGTAAATTTGGTCTTTTTTATAAATTAAATAGAGTAAAAGATGAATATGATGAATATGATTTACCTATTACCGAAGAAACTTATTCATATACAATAGAGGAAGTTCTTATAAAATTATTTGGGTTAAAACAAAAATTACAAAAAGATTTTTTGCCATTAAATGCAAAAATTATTGATATTACTGGCGAAGCTGACTTTTTTTCCAAAAATCAAATTACTATTCAGCCGAGTACAGTAAGAACGGAAACTATATTAACTGGGTTTAATACAGATTTTATAGTAGATCCTGGTCGAGTTATTTTTTTACAAGATCTTAGAACTATAGATATTTTAACTTTTGCTAAGTATACGCCATACAACTATGATCAAAATATGTATATAGGACCAAGAGGCGCTCCTATTACAGTTTCAGATTATATCATTGGATTTTCAGATCAATTAATAGGCGGTTATAACTGGCTTGATGCTAAATATCCAAATGAAAATGGTAAATTAGGAAGTTCTGTTGATGGTAGATTAAAAACTGTATTAGATTTAGCAAATGTACTACTTGCATATTTTAATAGATATGCACCTAATCTTGATGCTATAGAAAAATTACCTGATAATACAGATATACCAATAGGTGCACCTTTAGTTTTAAAAAATAATAGTTTTCCAATTACGACATGGGATAATTCTAATTCATATTGGCAGCAATTAGATTCTATTTCTGCATCTTCTCAAGTTTTTAGTTGGAATTATTTAGAATATAGAAATTCTGCAGAAATTGAATGGATAATTACCAAACCTCTTACTTCATATTCACCTGAATATTATTATGAAATACGGGGAAACATTGCAGAATATAGCATATTACCTGTTTTTTTACCATATATTGGAGTATATGATATTGAAATGAGGATTTATGACTATTATAATAATATTTCAACTAGTCGTCAAAATGACTATGTTGAAGTAAAAGCTAGAAACTTAGAAATTATTGGAACTTATACGGCTATGGATTCTATCTATAATTGGGATATTAAGGAAGAAATACCAGTGTCCGAAAGAAAACCAGGTCAGCCTATTGTAAAATCACCACTCTTAGAAAAATATGCATCGTATTGGAATCTTCCATTCTTACCTAATGAATCTTTCGATAATTATGATGTTAGTTGGGAAATGTTTAATAGAGCGAATTACGCACTAAATAATCAATATAGTTCATTTGCAAATTTTCATATTTCTACATTTAGAGATAATGATGACTATAGTTTTGTAGGACCTTTTTTCTGGGATAATTTAGAATCATCTCGGTGGATCGATAATAGTCATAACTGGTGGGATGGCACAGTGTTGGCTGGTGACACTCCTGCGTTTTTTAATATTACCTATTATGAACCACTGAGTACGTATAGCATACTTACTCTAGTTAACTCTAGTGGTACTCACAGAATAAATATACCTCAACTTACTGATATTTATGAACTTTCTCAATGGTTAAATGGCACAACGCATCCTGTTTTTTCAAAATATGCATATAATCCAATTAGAAATAAAGATAATTATGATGAAATTATGTATATTCAATGTGTTTCTAAATATTTTGGAATATATGGTGATTTTTATAGTGTATATGGAGATACTATAGAATTGATAATAGGCAGAACTTCTAATTCTAAAAATTATTCTATAAATTGGAATTCAGCCAAGATAATAAATAATCAAATTAAATTAAATAGATCAACGCATGTTGTTTTTTCTTATGACTTATCAAAAATAAGTGGAAAGGATCATTTTTCAGCAAGATGGAAAATCCATAATAATACAAATATTAATTTTGGAGATGATAAATATATTAATGCACGGTATTTGGCATATTTGTTTGATATGCCTGGGCAGTATTCAATTAGTCTTTTTTTAAATGATACTAATGGTAATAAATATGAAATAACTAAAAATTTCTTAATAATAAACTAAAAACAAATGTCAATCTCAGTAACAGAAATTCTTGGAACTGATTCTTTAGCAGGTTCTAGATTAGTAATCAATGATAACTTTAACGTATTAGCAGATGCGGTGAATGATATTTTGGTATATCTTAATCCAGCAGCCAGCACATTTACGAATCTTTCCAATATTACCACAAATTCTTTAACAGTAGGGTTAAGTTCTCCTAAACTACAGGTAAATTCATCGATATTTAATATTACAGCAAATCCTACGGTACAGGGAAATATTAATCTACAAGGAAATCTTTATAGAAATAATATTAATTCTACATTAATTAATGAAATAACTACAGCACCAGGTTTAACAAAAAGTATAGGATCTGCATCTGCAATACCGCCATATACAATAGAAAGAGTATCTAACGATGGAGGATCACCTATTACTATTAGTTTATTCGAAGGTGAATTAGGTCAAGAAATTATTTTTTGTTATTATGATACTACGTCAGGAGTTGTTAATATAGTAGCAGGCTCTAACACTACGTTGATTCTTACTGGTACATCAACTAAGGTTGCATTATCTGGAATTGGTCAAACTGCACATTTTATGTGTATTCCTGACTCTTCTAATAATCCAGTATGGTATTTAGTAGGCGGTGTTAATTATACATTATCTAGTTAAAAAAATAAAAAAATGGCAATAGCTCCACTTATAAGAACGCCACAAATTCAAGGAGGAACTTTTTATACATTTTCTTCAGCTGCTAGGGATCTTTCTAAAACTATCAACAATACAAATCTTAAATTTGTATTTTCTAAATATGTTTTATTAAATATTCCTAATTTTGATTCTCTTCCATTTTCAGATTTTGGAGATTATAATAACTATATGCAATTTAACACCATAGATGGTGAAATTGTAAATGGAGGATTAAGTTCTGATAGAAATATTGATATAGCTCAAAATTTACAAAATTATGCATTAAATATAGAAAGTCTAATACTTAACGATGTAAATTATGATGCTACTCTAAAACAAGGTGTATCTGAAAGAGTTTTTTTTAAATGGTTAAAAGAAACAGGTGCTATCAGATTTAGAAATGCTACACCAGCAGAGGCAAGTTCTACAATAGTCAATCCTAGATTTGTAGAAGAGGATTCAACATCAACAGGCTCTGTACAGTACCAAAAAGTAGTTCAATTTATCGGTGACATAGATGTTATTAATAATGTAGAAAAAGGAGGCGATAGTTATACTGAAGTATACATTTATGTGCCTACTCAAGTAGGAAATACACCTACTGTACTTTTTAAAACTACATCTGACAATAATTATCAACCTGATATGATTGTTCAAGGTTCTAATGAATATATTTTAGGTCGTGGTACTGATACTGTTCACCCTGAAGGGTTAGATATTAGAGCATATTACGATGTAGATGACCAAATAAATTGGACTGATCCTGACGCCAATTGGATGAATGATCCGTATCCACAAAATGTAACAAATGCATATTTTACAGAACCTGCAACTTTTACAGATGCAGGCAACACTGATATTAAAAAATACCCTGCAGATTATAATAATCCATCAGGATTTGATGGTGTTGCATATAGAAGAAGTAAATTAGATGGTATAGGTATTGAGTTTGAGCCTAATAGTTATGCTGCAATAGTAGCAGATCCTAATTTAGATACTATTATGCAATTTAATAGTTCAAATCAAGCTTCTAATTTTGAATATAACGCAGTTTTAGTATATTATGATCTTTATGATGTATCTTCGCCTTTAGAAAGAGTTACTAATTTATATGGAGTTCTTTTATTAGATAATGTGACATTAACTAATGCAGGTGGATATATTCAAAGAACTCCTAAATATAAACCTAACTCTCTCACTGGAGAAAATGGTAATTCTTATGGATTTAAACTTAATATAAGAATAGACGCATCATCTCTTACAGTAGGCGTTAATTCAATAGTAAATGAATATAGCACTTTTTCAACTGGTCAGTTTATAGAAGCAGTAGCAGAACTCCAACAGTCTGTAAAATTTTTCGAAACACAACAGCTTAAATACACTGAATTAGAAACTAGAGTTAATTCTCTTGAAAACAGGGCGACAACTATACCGGATGTTCAATCCATGACATCAAAAATTAATCAACTAGAAACAAATCTACAAAATGCCAGAATGAATTACTCATCTTCTACGGCTATTTTAGATATGATTAATAAAATTAATAAAGAATTAGGCAATATTGTAAATGGTAAGGTTAGTGTTAATTTACAATATAATACAGATGTTTTATATCCAGGTACTGGTATATCTTTAGATAAATCAGTACCTAATAAAATAAAAATTACTAATAGTGTTCAAAGCTATGCTATTGATATTCCTAATGATTTAAATAATAATCTTATAACGGCATCAGAACCTTTAGATATTTCAATATCTTCACCCAGTCTTGTTTATTTATTAGAACCATATAATAATATGTGTAGAATATATACTACAGGTTCAGCTGGTGGTGATCTTAAAATATTTATAGATGATAGTAGTTCACCTTTCTCAAAAGGCCAAATTGCTAGAATGGTATTTCCTAATTTAATAGATATGGCCGGAAGAAATATACAAATATTTACCGATTCTTTAAATAAAAAAGGTTACGGTTCTTATGGAATAACAATAGGTAACATATTTTCATCAGATTTTATTTCGGTAAGACCAATTTTTGAAATAATATGTTTAGATTCTCAAACATACACATTTGCAATAGATATACTACGATAAAAATATGTCAAACAGTCAAAACTCAATATCAACAATTTTACCTCAGCTTCTTAGGCTTTACAATAATAATGTAACAGCATACGAAAAAATCACTGAGGCTGTTACAAGTTCACAACAGACTGTAACTATAGACCTTACAGATGGTACCGGATATACAAAAAAATTACAGGTTCCAAGTTTTGGATATTTAAAGAGTGAAATCGATAGATTGGATCAAAATATTAAAACTTTAACAAATTTTAATACAGGTGGTAACAGCAGTCTGTTATTAAGTGATGGAACTTTTAGAAAAATTATTCTTTCTAGCCTTCTGTCAGAAGCTAAAGATTTATCTAGTATACCTACTATAAATAAATTTGAAGTTAAAGATAATTATTTCTTTGATAATTTTTTAACTCCGCTACTATATGTTACTTTTAATTTAACAGGGCAAGTTCCTAATCAGACAGAAGAGGCGTTAGTAAAAAGAATTTTTTTAACTCTAGATACTCCACAAAAATTAACATATTTTAATCAAAATCTAAAAGGTGTTAATACTTTAGATTACGCAACATTATTAACTCTATTAGATAATAATCAGATATCATATATTGAAGATGAAAGTATAGTTCAGCTACCGCCTAATATTAATAGATATTATGGAAATTTTGATATAGTTGATATTACATCTTCAAATGTTACTCAAGTAGTAAATAGTGTTCAAAATTCACAAACCCAAAAAATATTTATTTTAAATAAATTAACTTACAGTGATGCGGATCTTGCAGTTACAGATTCACTTAATCTTAAAGTTGGTGATAGTCTTGTTGTTAATAGTGATATAATAGATACTCAATATACTATTAAGGCTATAGATACTTCCACCAATGCAGTAACTCTTGAATTAGTGGAAGGCAATAAAGGTTTATCTATTGGAGCAGACATTTTAAAAATTTATTCTACAACAGATGATTTAATTGAAGTAAATTTAAATATTGGATATAATGAATATATGGCTGTTTTTATCAAGCCAGTAGATCCAAATTCAAGAATACCCGCAGTAAATTGGTCTCCAGGTTCTGCATTTTATACAAATGATCTTATATATACACAAAATGATGGAACTGTTATTCCATTGTCTACATATTATAAAAATGCAGTGGTCGATTTTGGAAGATATATTTTATCACTATCTATAGATAAAATACCTACAAGCGCACAAGCATTACAGCCTAATGCACCTGTATTAAATGTTGATAACTTTAAAGTTGTACAGATTAATCAACAAGTTACAGATCAGACTATTATAAAAAATATTGAAGATCTTAATAAACAAAAGAATAGTCTAAGTTCAGAATTAAAAGAATTAGATAGTGCAATTACTCAGAAAAGGTCAGAAATAGCTAATAAAAATTATCAAAATAATGTAGAAAGAGATTCTGACAGAAATACATTATTTGGATTAGTGCAACAAAGATCGACTAAATCTGATCTTTATAGTTCTTTAGTAAAAGAAATAGATGGCAGAATAAGAGATAATGGTTTAACTGGAGCAGATCCTAAATATAGAGTTAGAGGGTTTTTTTCTATACCGGAACCTAAAATTTCACCTGAAACCGGTGCGCAAAATATAGTACAGTTTCAAATAGATTATAGATATTTATCCAGTAATGGCGCAGCTAATCCTGTAAAAACTTTTGATTTTTTAGATAATGGTGTAGATACAATGGGTGCATATTCTAATTGGAATCAAATACATTCAGTAGTAAGAAGTAGAAGTTATAATACAGCTACTCAACGATATGAATGGAATCCTGTAATTACTCAAGACGCTGATTCAATCAATATAAATCAATTAGATATTCCAATCCAAAAAGCTGAACAAGTTGAAATTAGAATAAAATCTGTTTCAGAAGCAGGATGGCCTTCTAACCCTGCATACTCTGGTTATTCTAATAAAATAATTATAAATTTTCCAGCTGAATTAAATCCTGATAATTCTCTTACTGATATTATTAAACAAAATAGAGAATCATTGGCTGCAGTCAAATTGCAAGAAGCTATCAATGCTAAAGGTATTGATACCCATTTAGCTAGTTCATTTTATTCTGGTGATAGATATTTTGCGCATGATGCATCAGTTATTGCTTCAGGGTTTGTAGCAAATAGTACACAGCAACCTATAGATTTATTTACTAAATTAAATCAATTAGAAAATACTATAATCCAATTACAGCAACAGTTATCTGGAATTAAAGCTGAAATTCAACTTACATTTCTAGATGAAAATGGTGTTGAAACTCCAATTGCTAGAAATCAAAAAAATTCTATTTTTGCTGGATATTATACAAATGCAGTTAATGCGTTGACTGTTAAAAAAGGAGCTATTATTACAAAAACATTTTTTATTAATATAAAAAATACTACACAAACACCTCTTGAACTTATTTCTAGAATATGGGGAAGTAATGATAGACAAGTTATTGAATCAGAAAATCCAGTAAATGGAATATCTTCTACAATACCATCTTCTATCTATACATATCTTGATAATTTTAATACATATTCATCTTCAGATTCTGATTATAATAATGTAAAAAGATATGATTTAGTTCCTTTATTGCTTACAAATCCTGAAGTTACTTCTAATAATAAATATGGAAATATTAGTTCGCTATCACCTTATCAATCATGTCAAGTTAAAGGTCAGTTTATCTATGCTAGATATAAAGACGTAGCTGGTGAAAATAATTTTTATAATTATAAAAATCCAGATGGCATTAGAATAGATAAATTAGATGATGCTGAATATTTTTATACTAGGCAAAATTCTACTACAAGTGGAGATACTTCTCATTTTATATGGGGCGGTGGATTTTATTGGGATGGCAGCATATTTAAACCAACAACTTCTACAGGATATGACGGTTCGGGCGCTGCAATAGGAGATGTTTTAGAAGTTCATATTGATCATCCTATTATATCAGCAGGCATTGATACATTTAAAAGTTTTTATGAAAATGTTACATATGATACAGGCACAGGTTCTGGATTAGGATCAACAGTACCTAGTTCATCAGCTTTGCGTACAAATTCAACACCTATTAATGTATTTTCTACATGCGCTGCTATACAGCCTTCATCTACTACGTTAGGCAGAAAAGTAGCATTGCCACTATTTAGACAAACTAGATTTATTAATCTATTAGATGATAATTTATATCATAAACAGCAGCCTATCTATTTATATGAAAAAATGAGTGCAATGGGTAGTAATAGTACTTTTAATATTACAGCAAGTCCATCACTAAGAGATTTAAGTATTGGTATTATTAGTGGTAGTGGTACTTTATATAATGGTGTAGGTTTAGCACCTTTTAATTATCAAAGAGGTGTAAAGATGTCATTTGATACTAATGATCAATATTTATTAGGGAAGAGAAGTTGCGGTGCGTATTTATTTATATCAACTGATAAGCATGAAAGTATTATAGTAAATGGTAAATCTCAAACTTCAACAAAAAATATTACATCAGGTACGTCTTCTTCCATTAAAGTTCCTATAAGTTTTCAATATAGAATGACAGATTATTATGGCTCAGGAAATACCGGATTAGGTAATATAGGTGGAGACCCTACAGGTAGAACTATAAATATCAAATATGCTAAAAGTATGGGGTTTGATATTTATGTGAAAGGCGGAGATATATTTTCTTTTGATGTTGAAATATCTGCAAAATATTCTCCTGATAATTTAAATTTAGATGTAATTCCTAAAGCCAATGTAACAAGCGCACTTAATGATCTACAAAATACAATAAACACTATAACACCAAGTGTAGGCGGCAGTGGAGATCGTGGTATTTATGGTGTTGAAGATAATTGGACAAATAGAGACTATAATATAAAATAAATGATTTATTTACGAAACATTAACAACTATTTTACGACAGCAGTAATAAAAGATGATTCTATTAATTCCACGTTTAAAATAATTGTCATGAAATACACCCTGATTATTACCGTGCTCACTTTGTTGGCTACCAGTCCAATGAGTGCTCAAATGGATGATGTTTATTACAATCCTGACGAGGTTGTAAAAACAAAAAATACCACATCTTCATCAAATCGATTAGGTTCATATAGTTACAACGATTATGATTTTTATTACACTTCAAGAATTCGTCGTTTTCATAGACCACTTCAAGTATTTAATTTCAATAATTTCAACCGCTGGAATAGTTTTGGTATGTACGATCCATTTTATTCATCCTGGAATTCTCCATTTTCTCGTTTTGGATCAGGTATGTCTATGAGTAGTTTTGGATGGGTTGGTTCACCATTTATGTATATGCCTTCATATAACTATATGCCAACATGGGGTAACGGTTACGGGTATAATAACTGGGGTCAAAGCAATAATAATAATAACACTACAGTAACGCCTGTTGATGCTTCCAATGGCTATTATGGACCAAGAAGAGGAGGAGGATCTGTTGGTCCTGTTCCAGGCGCACGTAATCCTGAGGTTGGAACCATTGAAAGTACTCCAAGGACAAATCCTTCCGCAGGAAGAAATATGCCGATGGAAAGAAGCACAAGAATTCCTTCTGTAGAAGGAAGTGGAGCAGGCCGATATCCAACAACAGAGGGTAGAATACCATCTACTGGAGGATATTCTCCAAGAACAAGTGAGCCATCTGTTGAATATAGTCGTCAAAGACCAAGTACAACGGTTCAACCAAGGACTTCATCTGAAATTAGAAGTGCAGAAAGAATTAATAGTACCACAAGAAGTGCGTCACCTTCAAGAACTTTTGACTCACCTTCCTCTTCATCAAGTTGGTCAACACCCAGAAGTTCATCTGTAGGTTCAGGATCTTCTTCATCACCATCTTCAAGCAGCAGCGCACCTTCAAGCAGTGGAAGATCCACTTCTTCTGGAGGAAGGGTTATAAACCAATAA